GATTACTGAACCTAGATGTCTGAGCAGCTACCCTTCTAGTGATATAGCTCCGTATAATATTAACATTAACTTCATATAGCCTAAGAAGGTTAATATCCTTTATGGAACCCTCATCGTCATACTCAACAAACTGATCCTTCAGATTAGAATCAATATCATCTAATTTCTCAGCACATTGCTGAATGTTGATTTTACCCTGTGCATACTGAAGTAGAGGTACGCTAAATTTATTAATAGGCAGAGCATCCCATGCTAAGTCTACTGCCAAATACAGAGAGTGATTCTTGCACGAATGGTAAATACCTTCATGCACACGACTACGAACTAAGTCAGTTAGTCTCTCTTTGATGTGCCAATCTTTACTGCCTTCTTTACAGGTAAAGACTTCACGAAGCCTTACTTGGGTTGTCCCCGTCTCCCTCAGAATGTCTGGATGAACCATAGAAATCGAATATGTTAGGAATTGAATCCGTGATGTAGTCTGACATGTAAGTAGCCTCCAACACGGTTAGTAGCAACGCACAGGGGCCTGTTACGCTCCCCCTTAGGTAACACGCCTTGAATGCTGACATCGTGGTATTGAGCAAAGCTACGAGTTCCTTTTCCGATATCCTTAGATACCCGATCAGTCTGTGTACTCGATTTCTGTCCCATACCTTATTTACCCCACAATGCCTGTAATGATTTTGAATTATTAATGAAGCAGGCGAGTAATCATCACTCGTCTTCGTCCTCCTCATCTTCCTCGTACTCGTACTCTTCTTCTGCGTCTTCGTCTTCGGATTCATAATCTTCTTCATCTTCAAGTTCATCTCCACCAATGACATCAACTTCGTCCTCAACCATGTCTACGGTTGCAACGAATCTTTCGTCATCGACTTCGGAAACTGTAACCTCCAGCGTTATTTTAACTTTAGAACCTGCTGTAACACCCTCAAAAAGCTCAGCAACTTCGGAATCCTCTAGCGATAATTGAAGTAAATCTTGCATATTGTTACTTAATCTTTTGGGTTACAAAAGGTCAAGCATTTATTTCTATTATACTTGAGGTATTTGTGGAGACTTGCGGAAAAGTCGGTCGAACATCGTAATACATAATTGGATATGTAAGAGCATCGAAGGCATGGATGTAGTCTGAACGCTTAGGTTTTAGCTCTAAAGAAGGATCGTATTTATTATCTTTTTGCTTTTCGCATGATAAATTCCTCATGCTTTTTATTACTTCGGTGCATGGAGCAGATATTAGCAGTTCCTCTTGAACTAACTTAGCTATCAGTAAACGAACCCTACCTTCTACAGACCCACTAAACTTTGGTGCTGCCTTCATCCGAATTGGCTCCATATCGAAAACCTCACACTTTTCTTTAGATATCTCCTCAAAATCCTTAACGTCATAAGATCCTGTCTTTGCGCGATACTGGTTGAACGCACTGTTATCTGAGATATGTACGAATTTTAGCTTTTTATCGACACGTTCGTTCCAGTATTTCATCTTTCGGTAAAGCAACGGGATGATTGTGGTATAAGGAATCTTCTTTCTGATAGTCACTAATTCATCAAATACCGTCCATATGCTTTTCTCCTTACCAATAATGCACTGCATAAACACCATAGCATTATTTACGGCACCAGGGTCATATCCAATTATAACAGGATAATTTGGGTTGGGAACAATTCCTTTTTTCGCATCTCCCACAACATGAAGGGTTTTGGAAAAGTACGGAGCGAATAAAGCATCGCCCGACGGTCTATCGATCCACTGCCCCTCGAGCATTCTTTTTGCTTCTATCGGATCGTTGGCAACAGCCTCCATAACACGATTGTAATAACCATCAGGTAAGTTCTTTTCATTCTCAGAGATTTTTACATGCACCACATGATAATCATGATTGTAATTACCATCTTCATCGTAAGGCATCTCGAAGAACCTTTTATAGACCCAATGTGTCCTACCTGCCGGGTTGCAAGCTGCTGTGTACTGCTGAACACCCTCGATTCCCTGCCTTCTGCCCAACTGTTGCACAATAGCTTCAAAGTAACTTGACGTGTCAAGATTCGTCAATTCGTCCACAAAAACATAGCTAGGCTCAAAACCTTTTATTCTATCAATCAGAATATTACCAAAGGGTGCTGACATTAAACTTATCCTAGACCATCCACCATACCTATTTTGCACATCGATATAAGGAGCCTTCTGCAAATCCATCTTTTCATCTGTGTGCTCTATCCCAAGACCTGCTTTCCATTCAGGCAGAATCTCCGTCTGTAACTTATGCCAGACACCGCCCTGGGTAGCCTGAGACTTGATACCAACAATAACTAAGCAAAGAGCATTGAAGTTTTCATATGCATGCCGAACTAGTTTGTGACCACCCAACACAAAAGTTTTACCTGATGCCCTCTCTCCGTAGGCTAAAACATACTTAGCAGTCGAATCAAATAACTCCTGTTGACTTCCTGACAGACTAGGTGACCAAGATTCTTCACTTGTAACCTCTTCCTCCTCTTCATCAAAAACCCCAAGGAAAGCCTTAGGGTCAATCTTCTTCAGCTTCGGCATTCTTCATCTCCTTCAGTGGTCTAAATCCAGGCTTCCTCTTGTCCTGTTTCTTATCCTTCTCACTCATTTTTATCATGAGGTCTAGCCCATGAAGTAGCCGATCATAAAATTTACCCTGCTGCTCGGTTGTCTGAAGAAAAAGCTTTGTCCTTAAAAGCTCTTCCTCAGGATCCAACATTCCACTTGAAATGTCATCTCGAAGCTTTTCCCCAACTTCGAATAAAGCCATATTCTGCCTAATGGCTATCTTCTGTGTAACCTCAAGGGCATTAGACATTAATCGCCCTACTCCACCCTTTAGGTTCTCAAAGACTTTTAATTTCTCCACATTCTGAGGGTTTTTAAGCATACCCTCAATGTCATTCATAAACACCTCTTTGCCATTATCCTTAAGTGCCCCGATGAAATGCTTATGGTCAGGCTCGGGTGGTGGGTCTTTTCTTGCCATTAATTCGACGTCACTTGGAGCATGACCTTGCTCACCAGCAGACATCCATAAGGCTTTTAGCTTAGGATGCCTCCTAACCTTCTCTCTGAGGTTATGCTCGGCAATACCTAGCTCTTCGGACGCAGTCTTGTAATTACCCTCATGCTTACGCATCAGAGTGGCAAGCTGATCAAAGCTATACTTGCGACGTCGCGGCATTCTTAAAAAAGTTCATTAACATTGGTTTATATCTATTCTTCCAGTCTGGACTAGATCGCAGATAGGCAAAGCTGCCATTAGTTGCCAATGCATATGCTTGGTTTCTTACCTTCCAATCGAATAAATCGAAATTGCACCCCAAGCAAAATTGCCTAGCCTCCCCAACTTCAACTTCGTCCCAGTCATACTGCTGACTAACCTCTTTTATTCTATTTATATCCATACCCGAATTAATGGCTATCTCCTCATCAGAAAGCACCCGAACAGCACTTGTTTTTCCATTGGAATTTAAAATTCTTTCTCGAGCTAATAAGCGAACAAATATCGGAGGGAACTCCTCGAATACTGCCCATCCTTTACGAATCTTTCTCATTTTCTTTAGCAATCATCTTTTTCATCAATTCATAAAAGGGCTTGAGCTTTCTTCTATGGCCTGATTTGTCGTTAAGCTTACCCATATCTCCAATACAACTCATTTTCCCACTATCAGCTTTAAATCCGACTAGCAGAAAAGATGAATAATACTCTTTCAACATTGGATCCACATGGCTCAATATGTCTTCATCCTTCATAACCCTTTTAACTATGAATCCAATACTTGGATAATACAAGTGTAAACATAAAAAATAGGTAACAAAATGCAAAGTATACTTAAACTACTAAGAATCAATAAGTTAGCAAAGATGCATGACACGCATGAGGTCGGCAGTTCGAATCTGCCATCTCCCACCACTACAGGTAACATATTGCCCGTTAACGGGTTAGGGTCTAAAATAACCCTATGTAATGCCTGTTCGCAGTATGAGTTAGCATGCAGTCAAAGGAACCTCAGACCTCAGTCTATAGTGACCATGAAACAACGCATCAGGTCTTATATCAAGTGGACAAAGTGTAAGTATGTCCACGAAGTGACACGCCAAGATGTGAAAAATTTTGCTGAATCCTTTACGGGAAGATGGTCTAGAGTCGGACACAGAAATGATGTTTGTGTCTTTCTGAATTGGTGTGGGCAGATGGGTTACATCGAGGAGGGTAAGTTTTACAAGGTGAAAATCTTGGATGTTTTACAAGATGAGAATCCGATTGATATATTGTCAGTTGAGCAGGCAACCAAACTCCTGAATGTTTTGCCTGATAGATTTAAAGCTCGAGCAGCCCTGCAACTATTCACAGGCGTAAGACCCTATGAATCCGTGAAAATCCAACGCTCAGATTTAGATTTTCAAGGTAAGACATTAACCATCCAGGGCAGGTACTCAAAGCTTAGAAGAATGCGGATGCTCCATAAATTACCTGATAATTTACTAGCGTGGCTTGAAAAATATCCATTGCCAGAAACTACCTATAATGCATTCAGGCTTGCTCGCAGAAGATACTTTGGGTCAATGGCCCATGATGCCATGAGGCACACGTTCTGCACCTATGCTTATTTCGAGATGGGAATGGAAAAAACCATGAGGTATACAGGTCACTCCAATTACAAAACCTTCCACAGGCATTACTGCGAATCTTCTGTAAATCCCAAAGATTCAAAAAACTTTTTTAAAATTATGCCCAAACCCTAGATAAACACTAGGATTTAGCACGATGGCTAAAGGCAGTGTGCTTTAGCCATCGTTTGACATTTTCCCCGAGCAACACCAGGGGCTTTGCATCGGGAAAATATTTAACATCATTTGGCGCGGTTTTTGCGTGTGACCTAATCTTCTATAGCAATAACCCGACATCTGCCGTAGTCTGACCGTAGCCTAATACGTTATTTAACGTAGCCCCCCCGGTTTAAGGGTGCAAAACCTCCGATAAATACTAGGTTTTGAAACCTAAGGGGGGGGACTATAGGGGGGGGTTAGGAAGTTAACAATGAATTATAAGTAAAACCATAGTCTACTTATATTAAACTTAGTCCCCTTTAGGGAAGGAGTCTGAGGAAACCTTTTTCATTTTTTCCCACTTTCCATTATCGTACTTGTAATTTAGCTCATTTAGGCTTCTTCGGTAAAATTCATTTTCTGCAATAAGTTTTTTTACATCCACAGATGAATTACGATTGATTGCATGCGTGATTTGGTCGTGGTTATTGTGTAGCCACCAAGC